GCTCTGAAATATCTTTTCCTGAAACAGCTTTCCGTATTTACTAAAATGCGGATTGTGCTGATCAAACTCTGTAAGCTCTGTGCTTGTCATCTAATATCCTGCCGCCGCGAATTCAACGAGGCGTAGAAGGTGTCCATGTCAAAATTAGAAATTCCTTCTCTCAACATCAGCTTCACTAGCGCTATTTTATTCCCAACAGGGGGCGAATTTTCAATAGAATATTGCATTTTTTTAATTTGATCGGCTGATAGATTTACTGTATCTAAGTACATCAGTTTCCAGTTTCTCAACGCAATTTCTTTGTGATCTATCATGCTCTCGAAGAGTTTTAATTTCTTATCCTGGAATCTCTGATCTGCTAGATCAACTAGCTCCCCCACAGATATAAAATCATTTCCTGATAATTCTGGAAATCTTTTGGATAGAGACACAAATCCGGCGTGTGGCACACCGTCTATTTTATCAGAACTATCACCAATGAATGTTCGCGCGGTGCAAAAATTGGTGGCAGAAATTCCAAATTTCTCAATGAGAGTCTTGATGGTGATGTACTTTTTTTGACCTGGTGACCATTGTATCACCCGCTTAGAGAGAAGTTGATACAAGTCCCTGTCAGATGAGACTATCACACAACGCTGATCGTTAAATGTGTACTTCGTTAGATACGCAATGAGATCATCAGCTTCACAGTCAGGCACATACACCTGTGAGACAGGCACACTCTTAAGTGCCTCGATTATCTTTTCTACCTGATTATTTCTATTTTGTGTTGTGTCTGGTATCTCGTCATCGTAGTACCTATTCAGCTTTTGGGGTCTTCTCTTATTCTTGTAGTCCTTAAAGATCGACCGTCTACGTGGGCTTCCTCCGCCCTCCCAGACCACCACCATTCTCGAGGGAGAAACCCTGTCACAGAGGTGCCAAAGACCTTTTAGAAAACCAACTAGTCCCCCAATATGGTGGCCGTGCTCACTCATGCTAGGATTAGCTACAAAATGTCGTATGAAAAAATTTAATCCGTCTACTATGAGAACGGGACGATCCGGCACCTCATGCCTCCGGGTCTGCTAACCCAGACTCTAACTCTAGAGAGATCGCTCTCACTTCTTCATAAGATTCAAGATCCACAACCTGATCATCTGGATTTTTCATCCTCTTGATCATCACCCTGCTAATCAGCGCATCCAAGTAAGGTGAGTACTCAGGGTCTGCCAATATCTCATCAAAGTCGGACTTAAAGAACTTCTTCTCAAACACCAAACTATCAGTCTTTACATTTCGGACAATGAGCGACTTCCATGAGCTAGTGCCGGAGATAGATATCTCCTCATTATTGATGATCTCCTTGCCATGCTTTCTCAAAACGTCAAAGATCTGCTCATGCTCCTTGATCCCCACACCAAAGTGAATCTCAAAGTTACAGATCCTGAAGGGTGCAGCCACCTTATTCTTGATCGTTTTGGCGGAGACATGAATTCCGATGACGTTTTTATCCTTATCCTGGATCTGCTGGCCGGCACCCAATTTAATGCGAACAGATGAGTGAAAAGGGATTGCCTTGCCCCCCGGAGTTGTAGTGGGATCTCCATACATGACTCCGATCTTAGTTCGAATCTGATTCAGAATGACAAATAGAACATTCTGATTACCAATCACGCCGGTTATTTTTCGCATACCCTTGGAGATTGCGCGCGCTTGCAGTCCGATGGATTCCTTGTCATAATCCCCGATGAGCTCAGCCTTCGGGGAGGATGCAGCAACTGAGTCCCAAATGATAGTGATGGGAACATCCTTGTCCATCGCCTTTGCCTTGAGAATAGTGGACTCAGCAATGGAGAGTACTTCCTCTGTACAGTGTGTGTCAACATACACAAATCGTTTCATGATATCAACACCCAAGAGCGACAAATTCTCAACAGAAGTTGCGTTCTCTGTGTCGATATACACTACAATCCCACCCATCTGTTGGGTCGTTCGAGCGATTTGGATCGCAATGTGAGACTTCCCGATAGAAGGAGGCCCAAAGATCTCAACAATTCTCCCCTCAGGAAGCCCGCCGTCGTCTCGGTTGGATATGATATAATCTAACAACCGAGACCCAGTCCCTATCCACCGATTCACGTGTGTGGGTGAGGTATCATGCGCCAAATTATACGCGACTCTTGATCCGTGTTCCTTATTCAGGGACGTGATCAGATCGTCTGTGAAGTCATTTGTGTCCTTCTTTTTACTCATCTACATCTCCATCTGATGATACAATCATAGACCTCTACTAGTTCATGTTCAAAGAAAATCGGGCGACCGAAGCCGCCCGATTGATTCACGACTGTCTTCTAGGTCTAGAGATCCTCTAGATCCGCAAATGCATCATCCAAAGACTTGTACTTCTTGGGGGCCTGAGTCGTCTCAGACACATCTGAGGAACTCTCAGATGTGCCTCCACGTTCAGTCCCAGTATTGGAAGTATCATCGTCGTCCTCATCATCACCGGTGAGCCAATCGTTGACGATCTTCTCCAACTCTTCATACGACTTGAGCGTGTAAAGTTCGTCTAGGTCCGGAATACTGTCGATCCACTCCCGGGCTTGATCAGTCTCTGCCAGACGTGTCTGCTTCCCGCGAGGACGAATCTCTGTGGATGCCCACTTACGCCCGGGAGCCTTAGTGCACACCACTTTGACATCTCGACCGGTAACGGGATCTGTGATATCACCGTAATCCTCATCCAGCATGATATTCAAGAGGGACTGATATACTGTCTTTCCAAAAGCCCAGATGCGTAGGCCTCTGTCCTCATCACCTCGGACGACGACAGGCGCGTAGGAGCGCATCTTGGGATAGAGCTTCTTGGCGAGCTCATAGGACTCCTTAGAGCCGTCGTCCCGCAATTTATTGATGAGCTCTTGGATTGGGTCAGGCTTACCAAACTGGTAAGGGGCGAGCAGCCCAGGATTGTTACCGATGTTGTAGTAGAACCAGCGCTCCTTGAAGGGCTGGCCGTCGTTGTCAGGAAAAGACAACACCCTGACAGTGACTTCCTCCCCCTCTTGGGGGCGCCACATCATGCTTCTACGACTGTTGTTACCTGAAAGCTGGTTCAGCTTATTACGAATTGCGTCAAGGTCAATTGCCATTTTTAACTCCTTAATGTTTAATGGTCAAATTACAATGTGGTATTAACCACAATTAAATCTAAGTTATCTAAGTCAAATGTTCAAATTTTATGTCACTGGGCCTGACTTCTGCCAGCCCAAGGGAAACTTCTTCTTTTTCTTCTTCTTTTTCTTCTTACCATTGGGATATGCGGGTCCAGTGCCCAACGGAGTGGTCACTCCGGCGATGTTAGCCACGACCGACATTTCTTCCGTGGGATCCTCGTCAGAGATCATATCAGGCTCTGTCAAGAGCTCTTTGCCATCTTTCTCGTCAGCAGTCTCTCTTATGACAGCCTTGATGAATTTTCGAAGTAGATCCACACCAATAAATATCACTTACCGTGTAATACTGCCAGCCTTGCGGATAAAAGACCTGCTGCCGTACCATCGATGGATGAGGCATAGAATTGATTTTCCTGGAGGTGTAGACCCTGGGACACATTGATCGCCATCCACTCCTCACGTGTGAGATCGAAGTTGAGATGAGAGATAATCCAGAGTGTCCTGTGGCCCACATTCATCCTCGAGCACTCTTCACTGTACTTGTACATCTGACCCAGCTTCTCACGGTGCCAATCGGACTCCTGCGGCAGGAATAGGTCCCCTCCGGCGCCCAGATCACCCAGCTTACCAAGCTCATGCAACAAGCTCACTTTAACCAGGGCCTTGGGATCACCGAAGTGAGCACTCATCGATTTGGCAGCACTGGCCACTCTCAGACTGAACTCAACAAGGCCCCCCGGGGTGCCGCCGTCCTCCACTGTGAGTCCCCTAGGGGCCAGGACCAATCGTTCTCCGACAGCCTCGGAGAGGCGATCAGTGGACTCACTGTCAGACACCTTCTTCAGGATGTCCAGGTACTTCTTAAACTGACTTACAAGATTTTCTGCGCTCATGGTCTAATATTAGGTGGGATTATCTAAAAGTTCAAATAGAATAGATCACAGTTGACTCGACGCTACCCCTGCCTATGCCTAGAGCGCCCTGTGGATTGATAAAATTGGCATTCTTGGCGCCCTGTAAGGTGTGCATCAAGAACTGTTTTCCGTTTCTGTGATCCACGCCCGACATGGTCACGGCGATCGCCTTCACCGCTCCCCCATCTGGCAGCGTCTCTTGAATCTCTCTCACACCGCCGTAGGCCTCGCGCATAGTGGGGTTATAATTGAGTGCCACCCTCAGTATCTTTAGGACCTGTTGAAGATCATCACCAGTCGCTGCT